CCTCTTCGCTGCGCCCGGCGACGTGGTCCGGTAGCTTCGGGTCGCTCGGTCCGGTGTATGGCATCAGCGCAGCTCCCCCGTAAGCGTCGGCGCAACGGTCGTCGAGCCCGCCGCCACCGTCGCGGTGCAGTAGATCATCTCGTAGCCCTCATCGACCAGGGCGAAGGAGTGCTCGGTGTTGGCGGCGAGGGTCGCGAGTGTCGTCACATCGGCGTGCGCGTAGGTCTCGGGGGACGTGATATCGGACGATCCATCGAGCCAGTCCTGTCGCGACGCGGCGTAGACGGTGAAAGCGTTTAGCGCGGTGGAGCCGGTATTGGCGATCGAGATGCGCGGGCTCCGTATGTGCCCGACCGGGTAGGGGCCGAATACGGCGGTGGCGCTGGTCCCCACCGTGACCGCGGCGAACTCCTCGCGACACACGTGATTCCCGCCGCCGGCCGCCTCATAAAGCACGCCGCAGTGGATCCATTCGTCCGTGGTCGGCGACCCGCTCGATACAGACAGCACCAGCCGCACCTGGATCTCGCCGGGGTAGCTCGGGATGGCCAGCGGGATCAGCATCGGCGTCGTGCGCGACAAAATCGACTGGCCGCCGAGCCGAGGGAACCGGCCGAGCACGATCGGCGAGCCGCTGGTCAGCGTGCGCCCGCGGATCTCGATCATAGCCGAGGTCTCGGTGTCGTCGATCGCCAGCGCGATGAGCGAGACGGAAAGCGGGCCGGCCAGCCCAGCGGTCGATGACCAGTCGGTCTCGATCACCGACTCCGTGGTGCCTGCGGTGCCGTCGCTCCATCTGTGCTGGGCGATCGAAAGTAGCTGCTGAGCGGGCATTACGCCTCCGTGTAGATCCATACGCAGCGACACCATTCGCGGCCGTCGCATCCGTCTGAGTAGGCCGACGGCCGCAGTGGCGGTGACATCGCGTCGTACTGGTTCGAGCCGACTTTGACGGTCGCGCCGTCTGCCGCGCGGCAGGGAGCGCAGGTCGCGCCATCGAGCACGCTCGAGTAGGTCGCCATCGCCACGCCGGCCGCCGTCGCCACCTGGCGGCGCCCCATCGAGAGCGCCCCCCATATCCGGCCAGCGGCAGCGCGCCTGATCGGCCCATCGGAGAGTGCCCCGGTTCTGGCTAGCACTGCGCCGACATCCTCGACGCCGGCGACCTTGGCCCCCTCGATCGCGTCGAGCAGCTCGGCGATGAACGGGGCGAGAATCTTGTCTGTCACTAGCTCGGCCTGCGCGACCAGGGTGCGCGCGAACTCCGGCGCGGTTGCCGGCGCCTCGGCAAGCTTGACGCCGGCCCTGTCCAGCTCCTCGCGCACGGTGCGCTGGCCGAAGCGATACATGCCGGTCAGCGCCTCGCGAACCCTTGCCAAAATCGCCCTCCGCTTCGATCGGACTACGCCCTCGATGGCGCGCATCCGGTCGATGTCGAGGTCGGGGCGCCGCAGCTCGGCGCGGATCCTGGGGGTAATCGCCTCGGCGATGTCCTGGCGGATGGCGCCAATCTCGGCCGCGAGCGCTGCGGCCGTGGCCCGCGGGGTCTCGTCGAGCTCCTCCCACGCGACCAGCTGCTCGGGCCCGGTCAGCGGGCGCCAGGAGCGGCACGTCGATGACTCGGCGAGCCCCCAGGGCGCGGGGCGGTCGTGGAGCTCGGCGGGGGGCTCGCCGGGGCGGTTCTCCGGGCCGACTGCGGGGGTGGGCTCCGGGGCGGGGCCCGGCTCGTCCTCGATCTCGTCCTCGGTGCGCTCTGGCATCCCTAGCCTCGCCCGCGTCCAAGTCTCGTCCTCCGGCGTCCACGTCAGCGCGCCATTGTCCTTCGCTGCAAGTGCTGCCGAAACCAGCTCGTTGCCGTCGTCGACCTGGATAGCGCCCACGGAGAGGGTCGGGGCGGCGGCGCCGGGGTCGTTCAGGAGCGTGATCTGGTCACAGAGCTCCTGGAGCACGTCGCGCATGTAGCCCGCGACCGCCTGGAGTCCGAGCACCACGTAGCGGCTGTGCACCTCGGCGAGCGCGTAGGCCCCCCCCGCGCCCGACTGGCCGAGCTGGAAGAGCTGCCCGCCCGCCGCCTCGGCCATCTCCTGGCGCAGGTCGCGGATGGCGTCGAGCACCGGCGCCACGTTCGCCATTGTGGCGCCGCCGCCGAAGAGCCCGAGCCGCGCGCCGTAGGGCACCCGCACGTAAGCCTTTTCGTGGACGGCGAGATCCTGGAGGGTGGTCTCCTCTTCGTCATCGGTCCCGTGCGGGGCGCCGCCTGGCGTGGTGCGCTCCAGGACCGGGATGCCGGCGGCGAATCGGCTCGCGTGGATCCCGAGCGCACGCCAGAGCCGGCCGCGAAGAAAGTGCGGGCGGTAGAGCGGGCGCCATCCGGGCGTGCCGAACCAGTTCGACCCGCGGCGGTCGTTCCACAGCGCGAGCAGCCGCTCGGCGGGGACCTCGACGCCGGCGCGGTAGGCGCCATCGAGCCAAAGGTCTTGTGCGAACCCCCCGAAGTCGTCGTAGCCGCGGGCGCCCGGCAGCCATCCGGCGATGGTGCGAGGGTGCCGCTCGCTGACCCGCGCGAGCACGTACTCGCCGCCGGTGAGCTCATACTCCGGCGCAAGAAACTGGCACCCGCGCCCCCGGTAGCGGTGTGCCGCGCTCAAGATCGAGCGCCACGCGAGATCACCACGCCGGTCGAGGAGCTGCGCGCGGCAGCGGTCGGCGTTCCGCTCGTCGCGGTCGTCCTTGCCGGCCGGCACGATCGCCCACTCGGCGGCGAGGATCGGGAGCAGCTCAGCCTGCGAGAGGCCGACTACTTTCGGGTCCGCCTCCATCCTGTCGAGCGTCTCCCATCGCGTCGCCCCCTGCCACGCCGCAGAGTAGTCCACGTCCTCATCGGAGATCTGGCCCATGATGATCGTGGTACCAGTCCCCCCGGGCGCTATCCCGGTCAGCCGGGCCGGCTGATACGGCCGTCCCCAGCGATCGAGGATCGGCTCGGCGAGCGCGAGCGCGCCATTCGTGCCGTGTGGCTCCGCGGACACGTCCATGCCTACGGTGTAGTCGACAAAAACGTCGAGGTCAAGCCCTCTTGCGGTGCACGGTCGACGATATCGTCGAGATCAGCCCGGGGATCACCAGTCAGAGAAGCCGATTCCCGCGCCTACGCCGGCAGGGGCGCGGCCGTTCCGGCCGGGCCTTGCGGCCCGCGGCCTGGTCGCGAGCACCCGGTAGCGCACCTCGTCGGCGATATGGTCCTCAGCGTCGGTGTCAACGTCGTCCATGTCGCGCGACGACCGCGGGAGCGCGGGGATGGTCCGCTGGAATTGATCGCACAGCTCGGAGACGAAGAGGCCCGGCCTCTCTCGCGGACCATCGCCCGGCACCGCATCGCGCAGCATTCGGCGCAGGAGCTCCCACCCCCGCTTCCGCGAGCCGCTCGACTTGTCGCCGGGGATCCAGTGGCACCCCTCGGCGCTCATGTCCACGGCGATCGACATCGCATTCTCGACACCGAAGATCGAAGAATCGGCCGGGCCCGGCCGCACCCGCACCCTAATCGCCCCCCGCTTCGATCGGACCACGCCGATCCCCATCGCATCCTCGCGCGCGAAGATCCCCCGCGCGATGTCAGCGGCGAGCATCCGCGAGCCCTCGTTCGGGCGCCCAGTCCACCCATACCACTCGGCGAAGCGGTAGAGGTCGCCGCGCACGGTCGGGCGTCGGGTGCCGTCGCGGAGGATGAGATCGGTGCCGTCGGACTCGGCCCACCAGCCGACGCTGAATGGCTTGCTCGAGCCCCAGTCGAAGCTCCGATCGAGATACCAGCTCCCGGGCGGGTCGAACGCCGGAACGACGTGGTGGCGCGGCTGCCAGAGGTCGTCGATCATCCCGCCGGCGACGATATCCCAGGAGCCATCGAGCCAGGCTGCGAGCTCGGCGGGGTTGCGCGCGGCGGCGCGGATCCGGTCGATGTAGTGAGGATCAGCATCGAGCAGAATCCGGTTCTCCTCGATCCGCCCGTGGATCGCGACGCGGGCGGGCTCTCGGTTCCCGTCGGCGTCCACTGCGTCGTCGATCACCCGCTCGCGCCAGGCGGGGAGGCGGAATCGGCCCCTTACCCAATTATGCCCCGGGCCGTACGGGTTAGCGGTCGCCCGGATCTTGCGCGGGGCGCCCTTCGCCGAGGACCGACAGCACGACATCATCCGCCGGTAGCCCTCATCGGTCGGCCAG